TGTGAAGCTGTAAGTGATGGGTGGATATGGACTATTCCAACTAGATCTAGAATGGGAACTGGATATGTTTTCAATAGATCTGTTAGCAATCCAGATGAAGTTAGATTGAAAATGTGTGAGTATTGGGATAATAGAATTTCTCCCAATGAACTAAGAGAGATTGATTGGACTCCATATGTCAAAGATAATCACTTTGATGGTAATGTTGTTTCTATTGGATTATCTGGCGGGTTTATTGAACCTCTGGAAAGCACAGGACTTGCTCTAATGATTAGAGGTATTGAGTACTTATCTGAAGCTTTAATTGGAAATAGGTATGAAGATGTTGATAAGGAGGTATATAATGTAAAAATGCATGGTTTATATGATGACTGTATAAACTTTGTCAACATGCACTATGCATATAGTGAAAGAGAAGGTAAGTTCTGGGATTATGTTCGGGACAAATATATTAAATCTGATATGTTTACTTACATGGAAGAGGAAGTATATAATCCTACAACGTCAACTTGGGCTGGTCAGAAATATGGATTCTTTGGTGGATTAAATTGGCAATCTTGGATTCATCAATTAAATCCACAACGTGTGCCAGAAAATACTTTAATAAATGAATTCCATGATTCCGATTTCCAGAATCATCTTAGAGACTATGATAGATATTATAGAGAATCAGTATCTCACAGTTCGACGTTGGTAGTTTGATGAAAACAGTTTGGTGTAATGGGTCTTTTGATATTTTGCATCCTGGGCATATCCAGTTGTTTAAGACTGCAAGATCATTAGGTGATAGAGTTATTGTAGCTACGGATACTGATGCTAAAATTCGTAGAGCTAAAGGTCATACTAGACCAATCAATGATTTGTGTTATAGAATGACTATGCTTGAGTCAATCAAGTATATTGATGTAGTACATTATTTTGATACTAGACAAGAACTTGAATCTTTAATTAAACTCTACAGTCCAGACATTCTTCTACTAGGAGGAGATTGGGAAGGTGGAGATGTAGTCGGTGCAGAGTTTGCTAAAGAAGTAAGATTCTTACCGAGGGTTGGAGATTATTCCAGTAGTGCTGTTATTAAAAAAATCGAACACAGATGAACGTATTATTGATTGGTGATTCATGTAGAGACGAGTATGTCTATGGAGATTGTAATCGTCTAAGTCCAGAAGGTCCTATTACTATTCTAGACGAGAAATCTAGAAAGATTAGGCCTGGGATGGCAGCTAATGTAAAATCGAATTTAGAATCGTTTGGTGTTGGAGTAAATCTACTAACCCAAAGAGAAGTTATTACTAAAACCAGATACGTAGATTCAAAAAGTAATTACCAACTACTTAGAGTAGATACTACTCCTAATGTAACTCCTATTACATCTGCGGAAGTCAGAATGGCATTGATGTCTTTTGAGTATGATGCTGTTGTTATTTCTGATTATGATAAAGGATACTTGAGTGATGATGATCTAAGGTTATTGTGTGAGGCATTTAATAGACCAATATTTGTAGATACTAAAAAAAGGAAGTTATTCCATAAAGATAATGTATTTTGGAAAATTAATAAGAAAGAATATGATCTCTTGGATAGGGAACATATGCCCAATGGAACACATTTGATTGTTACTTTGGGGTCCGATGGTGTAGACTGGAATGGTATACGATATCTTCCCAAGAAAGTCAATGTATTTGATGTTTGTGGGGCTGGTGATACATTCCTCTCTGCATTAGTTTGGGAGTTTATGAAGAACAAAGATATGCAAAAGTCTATCGATGTTGCTAACAGAGCTGCGGCAATTTCTGTGCAACATCCTGGAACATATCATTTGACTGAAAAAGAAATTGAATCTCTGTGGTTTACTGATGACGAAGCTTAGTTACGTGGTTGATATTGATGGCACTATTTGTCGTCATCCAAAAGGAAATAGGAACAAGTATCGTGATGCTGTCCCATTAAAGGATAGAATTACAGAGATAAATAAGTTATATGATAATGGTCATACGGTTATCTACCTCACTGCTAGAGGCATGGGTAGATATAATAATGATCAATATCTAGCTAATAAAGAATTTTATCAATTCACCTACGACCAATTGAAATCGTGGGGTTGTAAATTCCATAAACTCTTTTTGGGTAAACCATCTGGGGATTTTTACATTGATGATAAAGGGATTAACTCTAATGACTTCTTCAAGAATTGGCCCATCTCGGAAACCTAAGAGTCCGAGGGCAGCAGAACCAGTAAAACGTGTTCCTAAAGGTTGGGGACATGAACTTTGGATTGCAAACTGTGAAAAGTATTGTGGCAAACTCTTGTATATTAAGAAAGGGAAACAATGTTCCTGGCACTTTCATAAGTTAAAAGACGAAGTATTTTACATACAGAGTGGCAAAGTAAAAATTTATTATGGTTGGGACGATAAAATCGAACTAGCTCATGTTGCTCTATTAGAAGTAGGAGATAAGTTCCATGTTCCCATTGGATTGAAACATAGAATGTATGCTCTAGAGGATACAGAACTGTTTGAATTTTCAACAGAACACTTTGATGAGGATAGTCATAGAGTTATTCCAGGGGATTGATGCAAATAACTGATTTAATTATTGTAGAGAAAAACATCTTATCTGAAGAATCCTGTGATGAGTTAATTCAATACTTTGAGGATAATCCCGATTTATGGGATGATGGCAAAGTAGAACATTTTGTTAATGGTCAATATCAAGGAAAGAAAGTTAACAAGGAACATAAGAACTGTACTCAGTTTATGTTTCCCATTGGGCATAAGTATGCTGATGTAATGACCAAAGCAATCCATCAAATTTATGACCGTGGGATGCAGAAGTTTTCCTGTTGGCCTAAAGAGAACTTGGCAATATTAGATTACACTATTAGAAAATATCCGAAAGGAGAAGGTGTATTTAAACTACATGTAGATCAAGCTGATGGTGGAACCATGTCAAGATTGTTTGCATGTATCATATACTTGAATGATGTGGAAGAAGGTGGAGAAACATTCTTTCCAGATTGGAATCTAGCGGTAAGACCAGAGAAAGGTAAGGTATTGCTTTTTCCCTGCAATTGGTTATTTCCACATGGATCTAATTTAAATGTATCCCATGACAAATACATTTGCACAGCTTTTATAAATTTAAACTATGATGTACCTATGGTAACTCCTGAATGACCAAGTGTGTTAATATTACTAGTGAATCTAAAATATCAGATCTGATTTATATTTTTGACGATCTTCTTGATGGAGATAAATGTGATGAAATGGTCCAATGGTATAGAGATAATCCAGATCTACATGAACAATTAGTAGGTAATGCTGGGTATGAACATCAGTTGGATTTAGAAACTCTTAGAGGACATGAAGCCACACTGTCACCAGATAACCCATTGTCAGATGTTTTAACAGAAGTTTGTCTAAAAGCATATCAAAAAATATCAGAGAACGGATGCACTGTACCACAATCGGATATTTTTATAAACGGACATGGTGTAAGAAAGTATAAGAAAGATGAGGGAGTATTTGAAACTCACGTAGATCAATATGCTGGATCAACTGTCGTTAGGTTGTTTGGTGTTATTGTATATCATAATGATGTGGAAGAAGGTGGAGAAACTATATTCCCAACACTAGGAGTAGGTGTTAAACCTAAGAAAGGGAGAGTTTTAATATTTCCTTGTAACTGGATGTTCCCACATAAGGGATGTATCCCCACATCTGGACCTAAGTATTGCTCTGCAATGTTTATTAGTTTTGTCCCTGAAGGTACTCCTCGACAGTCCTGAGTCTATAGTTTTTCAACCACTTCATATCGGCACAAGTATAGTCTTGATACTTACCTTTTAAGTGATCGGGGAACGGGACCATTTCGATGGTTCCGTTTTCTTTTTTAGCGACTAGTTCTGCAACATCGTAAAAAGATATGGGGTTGCCAGTCCCAACATCGTATATTCCACTGGGAGCATCATTATTCATCACAATGTTAACGAGGTCATTTACGCATACAAAGTCTCTATAGAACTTATCAGAACCTTCAAATAACTTCAGTTTACCAGTCTCCTTAACTTGTTTAGTAAATTTGGATACTGGACTGGCTTGATCACCTTTATGTTCTTCCCCGCTACCATACACGTTAAAATATCTGAACCCCTGAATGTGTTTGAAGTTTTCAATATGATCTAAAACATAGTAATCAATGATTAGTTTTGAGATGGCATATTGGTTTAGGGGGTTTATCAATTTGCGATTCTTTTTTTGATTCCCATACACAGAAGCAGAGGATGCGTATTTAACTGGAATTTGATACTCTATTGCTTTTGCAAAAAGATGAGCAGTGAAGTCTTGATTGTAATGGGCAATAGTCATCCAGTTCTTTTCCGTAGTAGAAGACATTGCTCCATTATGAATGATTAGATATATTTTCTCCCAATCATCAAACTTTGATAAGAACTTCCAACCATCTTTTTTATCAATACAGATGACGGGTTCTCTGAGTTCTTCTTCAATTACACGAAGGAAGTGTGAACCAATAAAACCTTCATAGCCAGTCAGTAGAATCATTGTGGAAAATGTAGTGGTAGAAAGAATACTTGTACTAATCTATAGTTGTCACCTTCAAAGAATCCTGGTTTATCATAGGCTCCATGAAGAACACTATCTGGATAGAAGATCATTCTATTATACTTCATTTCTGCTAGATGTATCAACTCCCATGGACCTACACTATCAGCAACATAATCTTCATCCCATATTCCGTCTTGAGAGGGATCGACTTGGTTCCCTTTATAATTGTAAAATGCAGTTCCACCCTGACATTCTTTACTCTTATTCAAATAAATCAATCCTGCCCAACCTCTACCATCACTACCAAATGGATAATCAATGTGTGGAAGACGAACTCTATCTTTAGATTGAGTTACATTTACAGAGAAAGGGACTTGTAGACATGCTTGATCAAAAGTATTAACTTCACCCATCTTCATTCCATAAACATTATCAGCAATGCTCTTCCATACCTCATGCATATGATCTAGGTTCATATTCATATCTACTCTAGTTCCAGGCACTCCTCCACAAATTCTAGGATTGTTTGTTGGTGGACATCTAAGAGCTAGATTTCTAACCTTATCTGGATTCTTATAGAAATTGTCGATGTATACTATGGGAAATTCTTGCCATCCCATTAACTCTACCTTTGCTCCCAATTCTTCATTGACTGCAAAGGTTTCTTCTTCATCGATAAAGTACTTTTTCATGTAACCTAAATACTTCGGAGAAACTTATGAATGCGGGAATGGCTAAACCTTCTAGCAGAGACGAGTTAAAAGAGTATGCTCTTAGAAAACTCGGAAAGCCAGTATTGGAAATTAACGTCGATGATGATCAAATCGAAGATCTCATCGATGATGCCATCCAATTCTACCACGAAAGACATGGTGAGGGAATAGATAGGGTCTTTTTAAAGCACAAATTAATACAATCTGAGAAGGATGTGTTAGCTGGTATTGCGTCTACCACTACAGGATCCAGTTCTCATGGTGGTATTGCCATGATGGAGTATGAAGAGGGTGCGAACTATCTACCACTACCTGATAGTATTATAGGTGTTAATAAAGTATTTAAGGCAGATTCGTCATCAATCTCTGACGGACTCTTCAACATTAAATATCAACTGTTCCTTAATGATTTATACTACTACGGAGCAATCGATTTACTGAACTATGGTATGGTAAAATCATACCTAGAAACTCTGGACTTCCTAATCAATCCAGATACACAAATACGATTTAATAAGAAGAATAGAAGATTATATCTAGATATTGATCTAAATGGTATTGGTGGCAATCATTACTTGGTTATTGACTGTTACAGAGAAGTAGACCCAGAGAGTGCAACATCTGTATACAATGATTCTTGGTTGAAGAGATATGTTACTGCTTTGATTAAAAGACAGTGGGGTCAAAATTTAATTAAGTTCTCGGGAGTTAAACTTCCTGGCGGATTAGAGATGAATGGAAGACAACTCTTCGATGATGCGATGAGAGAGATCGAGGTTCTGGAACAGATCTTAATGACTGAGTATGCGATGCCACCACTAGACATGATAGGATAATGCCATTAACACCATTCTTTTTACACGGATCACCAAGTGAACAAAGACTGATTCAAGACTTGGTGAATGAACATCTTAGGAATTTTGGACAGGATATCCTGTACCTTCCTAGAAGGATTGTCAATGAGAAGACGGTGATTAAAGAGATCACTGCTTCTAGGTTTGATGATAGTTTTAGGATTGAAGCTTACTTAAATAACTTTGACGGATTTGGAACACCATCAGATGTTCTGACAAAATTTGGTGTCAGAGCAACTGATGAGGTAACTTTGGTCATCTCCAAAGAAAGGTATGATGACTTCATTTCTCCCAAACTAAAGTTATGGCCAAAAGAAGACATTAAAGTTGCAACAACACCACAAGAAGGTGACTTGATTTTCTTACCACTAGATGATGCTCTGTTTGAGATTAAGTATGTAGAAAGAAAAGTTCCTTTCTATCAATTGAACGATCTATACATGTATGAACTTAGATGTGAGATCTTTGAATATGAAGATGAAAGGATTGATCTTCCCAGCAATCTTACAGATGTTAATGGTGATGAGATTAAAGATGGTATTGCTGCTGGTGGACAACAAGTCACTATCCAATTCCATAAGAATACAGTCGATGACGCTACTGCAACTATTGGATTTGCTAGTACTATTTTTGGTACTAAGTCTGTACAGTACATCCAGATGTTTGATGATGGGAATTACAAAGGAACTCCTTCTGTAAGAATCGCTAAACCAAAGAGAGGTGAGAGAGCTACTGGTATTGTTACTAGTATTGTCAATGGAACTGTAGAGAATGTTGAGATTACTTTTAAAGGCAATAACTATACTCAAATTCCTACAGTACAGTTTACTCCTCCAAACAAGCCAGCTTCTTCGCAAATTAAGTTTGGTAATAATGGACTAGAACATACTAGTTACAATGATGTAACTGGTGCAAATGTTAAAGCTCTCAATGATATTAATGGAAGGGTTACTGAAGACGGTAGACTAGTATTCAGTTTATGGTTATATCCAACTCAGTTTGATCCTGATCCCAATTTTGGTGGAGTTATTGCATGGACTGACAAATTTAAGTTATACCATAGAGAAACAGGCAACGTAGTGTTTGCATCTGGATCTGGATCTATTGAGAACACATCCACTCTAAACTTGAATGCTTGGAACTTCATTAGAGTTGAAGTGTTAGAACAAGAAGCAAAAGTATGTGTTAATGGCAATGTAAGTAATACTTTGGGAACTGCTGACCCAACTATGGTTTTCTCTGGTGATGATATTAAGTTAGGATCTGATGCTAATGGTAATGGTAAATCTCCTACTATCACTAGAGGATTTGTGGGTAGTATGGACCACATTACCCTAAACCAAACTGGTGATAGTTTCTTCAGTTCTACTAGTGAAACTCTTGTACCAACAACAGAAGCAGAACAAGAGTTAGATACACAGTCTGGAAAAACAGCTTCTTTTGTTAATAATCTTGATAATGAGTTCCCAGTGGTAACCGTTGGGTTAAATACTAGTAGGGAAGTCGCTACAATTACAATAGAACATCCAGGTAACGGATATAGTTCCATACCTTTGTTGACTATTGATGAACCAGAATTAGGTGAACAAGCAACAGCAGTTGCAATCATGACTACTAGAACTGGTATTCCAAACCAGTCTATCGACAGAATTCTACTAACAAATCCAGGGTTCGGTTACACGGAACCACCACTAGTTACCTTGAGTGGAGGAACACCAGTATCCTCTGGTATTGCAACTGCTGTCATATCTGAAAGAGTTCTAGGCCCTATTGGTATAGTTACTGGTGGTCGTGGATATACATTCACTCCTACAGTTGGTATCACGTCTACTTACATCCCATCATCTGTCGGTGTTTCCTCAAACATCCGTAATGCAAAAGCAGAAGCAGTTGTTGGTACAGGTTTAACAGTCGTTTCTATCAGATATAGTAATGCAGGTGCTGGGTATACGTTTACACCAAATATTACTATTGGCAAAGTCGAAGCAGTTGTTTACGGAGATTTTGTTGTAAATGAACTCGTCAAGGGAGTGTCAACTGGTACTAGCGCTTATGTTACTTCTTGGGATTCTCTTAATAGAATCCTTGAAGTTTCTCTACCTAATGGAACATTTGCTGTAAATGAAGCGGTGGTTGGTGCTGGAGCTAGTTACAGAGTCGCTAATGTTGAGAGTACTGTTTCCAATATACCCTTCGCTTCTAATGATGAAATTGAATTGGAAGCAGATCAGATCATCGATTTCTCCGAAAGAAATCCTTTTGGTGAAGTCTAAATACTTTTATAACTTGGACTTGTCATGTTAAATAGTCACTTTTATCACGAAATTATACGAAAGACTATTGTATCTTTCGGTACGTTGTTTAATGGAATTGAGATCAAGCACGACGATAGGTCAGGTGGAGTTCATAGTATTGTAAAGGTTCCTATTTCTTATGGTCCACAACAAAAGTTTTTAGCAAGACTAGAACAAAACAGAGATCTTGTGGATGGACCTGCTAGGGCAATCACTCTCCCTCGCATGTCTTTTGAGATGGTTGGTATTCAATATGATGCCTCAAGGAAAGTCTCTACTATGCAGACTTTCAAAGCAGTTAATAAAGAAACTAATAAACTAATCAAGGGATTTATGCCAGTCCCTTATAACATTACCTTTCAACTCAGTATCCTCTCTAAGTTGAACGAGGATGCTATTCAAATTCTTGAGCAAATTTTACCATTCTTCCAACCAACATTCAATTTAACTATTGATTTAGTATCTACTATCGGTGAGAAGAGAGACATGCCTATTACTCTTGAGAGTATTAGTATGGATGATAACTATGAAGCAGACTTCTTAACAAGACGAGCATTAATATACACACTTAACTTCACTTGTAAGACTTACATGTTTGGTCCAGTTGACCAGAATACAGGACTTATCAAAGAGGTCAAGGCAGATCTGTATACAGATACTTCTAATCTGAAGACTGGTTCTAGGCAGATGAGATATAGTGTAACACCTGTTGCAGTAAAAGATGTTACTCAGGATGATACCGCTAGAACTAATCAGGAAATTGACGTTAAGAATACCGAGTTCGCTGTCAATAGTGCAGTTCCGTTCAAGAGAGATGACTTCATTCAGATTGATGGCGAAGTCATGAGGATTACTAAGATTATTGGGGATAGATTACAAGTTCTAAGAGGACAATTCAGTACTCAGATTGAACCACATGATCTAAACGTTCGTATTTCTGCAATCAATGTTCAAGATAATGAACAAGTTGTAGAAGGTGATGACTTTGGATTTAGTGAAACTAGAGAATTCTATGACAGCCAAGGTGATGTCTACAGTAACAGTACCAATGTTGACTCTAGCGCTAGGGAGATTAGATGATGAAAGATGAATTTGATGCTATTGACAATTCATTAGAAGTTGAAGCTGAGGTTGTTCCTGTAAAGAAAAAGGAATCTAAACCAACACGCACAACTTTAAAGAAGAATGATGGAGATGAAATTCAGAAAGATTATGAGTATACTAGATCCCAACTTTATTCTTTGATTGAGAAGGGACAAGAAGCTGTTGATGGTATTTTAGAAGTCGCACAAGAATCCGAGTCTGCCAGATCATATGAAGTTGCTGGTCAGTTAATTAAACACGTTGCTGACACCGCAGATAAATTGATGGACTTGCAGAAGAAGGTTAAGGAGATTGATGAAGAAAAATCTAAAGGTCCTTCTCATGTAACTAACAATGCACTGTTTGTCGGTAGTACCGCAGAGTTGCAGAAGATGTTAAAGCAACAACAAAACGAATCTAAATAACTAAAAAGGTCGAACATGAAGTCTTACAAAGCTCTAAAAGAAGCATACAGAAGAATTGCTCAGTATGGAAGTACGTATTCTATTACGTTTATTTTCAGAGGAAATACAAAATTCATTCAAATGTTCTTCCCACAGAAGAGAAGACCTCTCAAGAGAGATGTTCAAGCAGAACTAGAAAAAGTATATCCAGGTAGTAAAGTTATCTACTACATGCCTACGGAGAAAGATCCAACTAAACCATTGTTAATGATTGAACCTTAAATATGGCAACTAGTGACGTATATCTTGGTAATCCCAATCTAAAAAAAGCTAACACCCCGATCAACTTTACCAAAGAACAGGTAGCTGAGTTCATTAAGTGTAAGGGTGACCCAGTTTATTTTGCCAGAAATTATGTAAAGATCATCAACTTGGATGAGGGTCTTGTCAACTTTGACATGTATCCATTTCAGGAGAAGTTGATCAACAACTTCCACAACAACAGATTTAATATCTGTAAGATGCCTAGACAGTCTGGAAAGTCAACGACTGTTGTGTCTTACCTTCTACACTATGCAATCTTCAACGATAGTGTGACCGTAGGTATTCTTGCAAACAAAGCACAGACTGCAAGAGAACTGTTAGGTAGATTGCAAACTGCTTACGAAGCATTACCTACTTGGATGCAACAGGGTATTGTTGCTTGGAACAAAGGTTCCATGGAATTGGAAAATAAATCAAAGATCCTTGCGGCATCTACATCTGCTTCTGCTGTCCGAGGTATGTCTTTCAACATCATCTTCTTGGACGAATTTGCGTTCATTCCAAATCACATTGCAGATGACTTCTTCAGTTCAGTATATCCTACTATTTCATCTGGTAAATCTACTAAGGTAGTTATTGTTTCTACCCCCAAAGGTATGAATCATTTCTACCGATTGTGGCATGATGCCGAATTGGCTAGGAATGAATACGTTACTACAGACGTGCATTGGTCTGAGGTTCCTGGTCGTGATGAGGCTTGGAAAGAACAGACTATTAAGAATACTTCCGAAGCTCAATTCCGAGTTGAGTTTGAGTGTGAGTTCCTTGGATCTGTCGATACTTTGATCGCGCCATCCAAGTTGAAGTCCATGGCATATGATGAACCATGTGGAAAGGGACCAAGAGGAGGAGAGATATATGAGAACCCAAAGGAAGACCATGATTATATTCTTACGGTTGACGTTGCTAGAGGAGTAGAAAAAGACTACTCAGCTTTCTGTGTTTTTGATACTACTACTTTACCATATAAAATGGTTGCAAAGTATAGGAACAATCAAATTAAACCATTATTGTTTCCTAATGTAATTTTAGAATTTGCAAAAGCATATAACAATTCATATATTCTTTGTGAGGTGAATGATATTGGAGATCAAGTTGCTGCCATTCTACAGTATGATCTTGAATATGAAAACATGTTGATGACTTCCATGAGAGGAAGAGCGGGACAAGTTTTGGGTACAGGTTTCTCTGGCAATAGGACACAGTTGGGTGTCAAGATGTCTAAGACTGTCAAGAAAATTGGTGCATTGAACTTAAAGGCATTGATTGAGGCAGATAAACTTCTCATCAATGACTATGATGTTATTGCAGAGTTGACAACGTTCATTCAAAAGAACCAGTCGTTTGAGGCAGAAGAAGGTTGTAATGATGACCTTGCAATGTGTTTGGTTATCTTTGCCTGGTTAGTTCAACAGGATTACTTCCGAGAGATGACTGATCAAGATGTCAGGAAGAGATTGTACGAAGAACAAAAGAATCAAATAGAACAGGACATGGCTCCTTTTGGATTCTTGAGTGATGGTATTAATGATGAGACATCATTTGTTGATACAGACGGTGATAGGTGGCACCTAGATGAGTACGGTGATCGTGCTTATATGTGGGACTATCTCTAATGGATACCAAAAAACAAGTCATAGATCTGATAAGGGTTGTTATTTGCTTTCAATTAGTAATAGTTGGAGTAACTATCATGGGTTGTTTTTTGCCAGGTAAGTCGTGCGACAGTGAGACTAAACAACATATTGCTAATATGATGACTGTTATAACTACTTCTACATTTGCATTATACGCTGCCGAAAAATAATGAACATTGATGAAGAGTTTGAATTTGGTCACCTAGTTCTTCATGAGAGAAAGTGCAGAACTTGTGGCAAAGTAAAGGACTTGATCGATGGGTTTTATCTCACAAGAAAGAGTAGGGGCGACATTCCATCATCATATTCTTATGAGTGTAAGGAGTGTACTAAAGACAGGGTGAAAACTAAAAGGCGTAATAATAAGTTAGAGGTATATCCAGACTGGTAGAGGGTTCATGTACTGTTTCCCCAGTAAAGAATGCTATATCCTAAATAAGAATAGGGAAAAGCTGAAATTCTTCAAGGGGTCCTAACATGTCGTTAAACCTAGTATCACCAGGCGTAAAGGTCAAAGAAGTTGATCTTACAATTGGAAGAATTGATGATGTAAATGATCAGGTAGGCGCTATCGCTGGTCCTTTTGCTAAAGGTCCAGTTGACGTTCCTGTCCTAATCGAAACTGAACAAGATTTACTCCAAACATTCGGAGAACCAAGTTCGCAGGACGGCCAGTTTGAATACTGGAT